CGGGCTTTCACTGGGTCGCGTACGCCCGGCGGTCGGACCGCGTCCACGACACGACCGGCTGGCGCGCGTACGCCGCCACCGACGGCGACATCATCGCCCGCGGGACCGTCTCGGAGGTTCGTATCGACGACCGAACGGAAGTCGCCACCCTCGACGTCGCCCCACCCGAGCGCGTGTTTCCCGTCCGCGAGCCGGCCGACCCGTAACACACCACGCTTTCGCTGTATGAGTGACCCCACCCGCAACCGTCGTGAGGAGTTCCTCCGCGCCATCCGCCGGCGCTTCCGCCGCGTCCGCGGGCGCGTCCGGCGCTGGCTCGGCTACGAGGAGGACGTGTTCGGCCTCCGAACGGACGGCGGCCAGCCGGCCCCGGACGACCTCGACGCCGACGCGCCGCAGGTCTACCGCTTTCAGACGCGCTCGGAGAACATCGGCGCGTTCCTCCGGTGGCTCGGTGGTGTCGTCGCCGAGGAGATCCTCGAACCCGTCGACCAGCGCGCCCGGGAGCGCGGCGATCATTGGACGGCGCCGCTCCTGCGGGCCTCGTTCGCGCAGGGCTGGAAACAGGCGCGGCACCGACTCCGCCAGGCGGGCGTCGCCGTCGGCCCGGAGCCGCCGGACGACGAACTGATTCAGCGGATCGTCCCGCGGGAGGCGCTTGAGGAGATATACACACGCGCGTACCGGAACCTCCGGACGGTCAGCTCGCAGGTCGCCCGCCCGACGCGGGAGGTCCTCGCGCAGTCGCTCGCGGAGGGCGTGAACCCACGGGAGGCCGCGCGACGGCTCACCGACGAGATCGAGTCGATCCAAAAGGACCGCGCGGAGACGCTCGCCCGGACGGAGACGGTCCACGCCTATACGGAGGCGACGATTTCGCGGTATCGTGACGCCGGCGTTGACACCGTCCAACACGGCGAGTGGTCGGACGCCTCGGACGCGCGCGTCTGCCCGATCTGCGAGCGTCTTGACGGGAAGGAGATCCCGATGGCGACCATCGACTCCGCGACGTTCACCTTCGAGCCGGGCGAGGACGACCCCGACTCGCTGGCCGGTGAGTACCCGCTAAAGCCGCCCGCGCACCCGAACGGGCGGTGTGTGCTCCTGCCGATCATCACGTAACCACCGAGGAACACCACGTATGCCCGAGACATCCACCGTCACGAGTCGCATCGCCGGCCTCGCCGATGGGCCGCAGCAAGTCATCTCCGGTGTCGCCGTTGGTGCGGGTGACGTTACGCGCGGCCTCTCCGGTGACCGGAAGGTCTGGACCGAGGAGGAACTCAAGGAGGCCGCGGAGACGCTGGAGGGCGGCGACCTCAAGGCGCTTCACTCCGAGACGCCGGTCGGCACCGTCACCGACGCCGGCTACGTCGACGGCGAGGGCGTCATCTACGAGGCGCGGGTTGACGACGCGGAACTCGCGGAGGCCATCGCCAACGGCCGCCTCACCGTCTCCGTGGAGGCGCGGCACGGCGACGGCGGGACGGTCGAGACCGACCGCGGCGAGGCGATGCGGGCGGCCGACATCGAGTTTTCCGACCTGGCCATCGTCCAGCGCGGGGCGGCGCCGTCGGCGTCGGCGGAACCGGGCGAGGCGGCGGCGCTCGAAGCCGCGCTCGCACCGGCGGCCATCCACGCGGCGCTCGAAGAGGACGACGAGGAGGACCCCGCGAGCACGGAGGGCGACGCCTCCGACATCGACATCTCCGAGTCAACCGAGGAGGGCCTCGAAAACAAGGTCGAGGAGCATAACGAGGCGGTCGGCGAGGGCAAGCAGGTCACGCTCGGCCAACTCAAGAAGGTGTTTCGCCGCGGCGCCGGCGCGTGGTTCTCCTCGAATAAGGGGGCGACGCAGAATCAGTGGGCGTACGCCCGCGTGAACGAGGCGCTCGACGACATCAAGTCGGAGAAGGCCATCAACCACGGCAACGATAACGACATTTTCGAGGACAGCCTCGACTACGACCCGCCCGACTCCGAGTCGAACGCTGCGCTCGTCGACGTCAACGGCACCGAGGTCGACCTCGAAGCGCCGCCGCGGGTGAAAAACGCCATCGAGGCCGCCCTCGACGCAAAGGAAGAGTACGCCGACGAGATCGGCGACTGCGGGACGGGCGTCGGCGAGGCGATGGGTCGGACCATCCTCGACGACGACCTCACGCCCGAGATCATCACCGCCGGCGGCGACATCGCACAGTACGGCCCGGCGACGTACCTGGACGGCCACGGCGACGAGGGGCCGGCGACCGATGACCCGCCGACCGACTGGGGCCGCGAGGAGTGGCTCGGGATCGTCGACGGCGGCTCGCCGCGGTGCGGCCCGGTGCAACTCGCGCTGTGGGGCTACTACCTGGACTGGTTCGAGTCGGCGAAGCAGGAGGTCGAAGCGGCGATGGAGGACTCCGAGATGGCTATGGACGACACCGAGATCCCCGAGGCGTACCGCTTCTCGAACCCCGGCGAGGCCGTGGCGAAGGCGAAGGAGATGGGCGTCGGCGAGGGCCGCGACCTCGCCGGTGACGAGATGATCCACACCCACGGCGACGGCGAGGAGACGGTATTCATGCCGGCGCCGACCCACGAGGCCCTTCTCGACCGGCTCCGGGAGATGGACGCACTCGCCGACCCGCTCGTCGACAGGCCGACCGGCGGCGACACGCGGACCGTCGTTCACACACCGACCGAGGAGTCACCGGACGAGGCGACGCTGGACGCCATCCGCGAGTCGGTCGCCGACCGGACCGGCGTGGAGATGTCGATGACGGCGACCGAGGCGGGCGTCCTCACGGAGGCGACGCCCGACGTGGGCATCGGCGTCCGGGAGTTCGTCCACGAACACCTCGACATCGTCGAGTCGGTGGTTCAAAACGCGCTCGGGAAGGTCCAAAAGTCGTCGCTGCACGTCGCCGGCGACGCCGACGGGCTGTCGCTTCAGCCGTGTTTCGAGGTCGGCGGCGAGTTGTCCGACGGGACGCTGTCGCGGCTCGCCGAGACGTTCGCACTCGTGGCGAATCACCGCGTCGCTGTCGGGATGGCCGACGGGATGGTGATGTTCGACCCCCGCGACCCGGTCCTCTCACACGCCGCGCTCGACGTGGCGGAGATCATCACCCGCCGTGCGGCCGACGAGAACGGCGTCCCCGTCACCGGAAACACGTTCCGCGCCGCGGAGATGCTGGAGGACGCCGACGTCATTGAGCCGCCGTCGCTCCCGGCGGAAGCGGGCCACCACGACACCGAGGAGTCCGAGATGGCCGCCGATGTCGCGCTCCCGATGCCCTCGGAGTCGGTGCAACTGCTGTACCCGGAGCAGTCCGTCGCGGCCGACGCCGCGCGGGCGATGGGCCTCGGTGAGGAGGACGACGCGGACGAGGCCATCACGCACCCGCACGACTTCGAGGGCGAGACGTGGTACATGCCCGGCGAGACGCACGGCGCGTTCGTTGACGCCGTCTCCGGGATGGACGCGGGCATGGCCGGCACGGCACCGGTCGCGCGGCTGAACGAGTACAAGGCGGTCGGCCCCATCGAGTTCCGCGGCACACGCGATGGCGACCTCGACGAGGCGGCGATCCCGGTCGAGGGGTACGAGAGCCATTACTTCAACGCCGGCGACACCAAGTCGGCGAGTTCGTTCCCGCTCGTCGACGGCGAGGGCTACCTGCGGCGCGGGAACCTCGATGCGGCGTGGAACCTCCGCGGGCAGGGGAACCTCGGGATGCCGCGGGACTCCGCCGAGCGGCTGATGCTCAACCTCGGCCTCGTGTTCGGCCCGCCGGACTCGGAGGCGAACCCGCTCCCGCAGGCGGCGTACGCCGAGCGGGACGACGTCGGCACGCCGTTCGCCGAGGCGGCGGCGGCGCTGACGGCGGTCGTGGACGCGGTCACGCGACGCGGCCGGCGGGTGGCCAGGCCCGATGACCCCGAGACGGGCGAGGTCCCTGGTGACGCCACAACCGCGACTGCGGCCCTCAGTACTGCTATGACAGACGACCCCGCCCACGACGCCGCGCTCGGCTCGTACCTGGCCAACGCGATGGCCGGGAAGATGGAAGAGATGGCGTACCGCGCGGACATGACGTACGCCGAGATGATGCGCGAGATGAGCGACCGGTGCGGGATGTCGGAGTCGCATATGCGGTCGATCCGCCGCGGCGACACCGGCTGTCCCTCGCTGGAGGCCATCGAGGCGATGAGCGACGTCCTCGACGCGGATATGGGGATGTTGCTCGCGGCGGCCGAGCGCGACGGCTGCGAGTATAGTGAAGCCGGCTACGGCGGCGGCGCTGACGCCGGCGGGATGACCGACACCGACGACACAGAGGAACGTATGGCGGACTCCACCACGAAGGAACTCAAGGCCACGCTGGCCGACAAGACCGAGCGAATCGAGGAACTGGAAAGCGAGATCGCGGACCTCCGCGCCGAGCGCGACGCCGTCGCCTCGGAGTACGCGGAGGCGCTCGCCGGCACGGACACGGTACTCGACGCCGAGACGATGGCGGAGAAGTTCACCGTCGCCGAACTCGCGGAGATGTACGAGGACGCGGCCGACGCCGCGCTGGCGCCCGAGGATCCCGAGCCGGCGGTGCGGTCCGGCTCCGACGGGTCGACCCCGGAATCCGAGGCGCTCTCGGGCGGCGACCGCGAGCAGATCGCCGAGCTAGAGGACGAACTCGACCAGTGGGAACAGCGCGACTCCCGGCTCGCCGCGGTGCGGACCGAGGAGATCGAGGCCGAACTCGCGGACCTACGAGGTGACAACTGATGAGTCTCAACCCCGGACAGAGCCTCCACGCCGACGCCTGCGAGGAGACGCGGACCGCAGCGGAGTCGCTCGCCGAGGGCGACGCGGTCGCGCTCGACTCCAGCGGCGAACTCGTGAAGGCCGACGATACGGACAACCCGACCGTGTACGGCGTGGTCGGCGACGACCACACGCAGAGCGGGTACAGCGCCGGCGACGCGGTCCCGGTGATCTACAGTGGGTCGGCCGTGGCGAACGTCGCGGGCGGCGTCGGCGCCGGCGTCGAAGTCGGCTCCGGCGCCACCGACGGCCAACTCGCAGCCGGCGAGTCGGCAAAGGGACTGATGACCAAGTTCGCGGAGGGCGCCGGTCCCGAGGACATCCCCTCGGGCTTCGCCCACGTCGACGTCTAACGAGGCGGCGTCACACGCAGTACATCCGCACACTAACCCCTCACTCCACAATCCATGCCTAAGCAAGTTATCCCGGAGAGCAGCGTCCGGCAGGTCGCCGAGGACATCGCGCAAGAAAACACGGTGTTCCGCGGCGCCTACCGAAACATCGACATCCCCGAGCGAACCGGCTC